GGGAGCGTGGCGTGACGATGGAGACGACGAAGGAAGCCCTCGTGCTCGCGACGTGCGGGCACACGGTGGCGACGACCGAGACGCGGCGGGGGCTCTGCCGGACCTGCTACCGCAAGCTCTCCGGCGAGGGCCTCCCGCTGCCGCCGACGCGCTCGCGGTGGGACGACCACGACGCGCTCGCGGCATGGGCGCGTGCCCTGCCCGAGCGGACCCGCGAGCAGCTCCTGGCCGCACTGATGGAGGTACGCTGAATGGCTCAAAATCGCCCGATTTCATCCGACCCACCCCGGCGCGAGCCCGGTCCGAAAGACCGCCAGCTCGCCATGGCCATGCTCGCGGAGGGCTGGCACCTCAACGACGTGGCCGCGACGATCAAGGTGCAGCGCGCCACCGTGCGGCGCTGGCGGGACTGCCCCGAGGGCCAGCGGCTGCTCAGCGAGGCGAAGGCGAAGCGCGCGGAGATCGTGTCCAGCGCCCTGGGCGACGCGCGGGAGATCCTCTCGACGCACGCCGTCCAGGCCGCGCGCACCCTCGTCGACAAGCTCCGCGATCCCAAGCCCTTCGAGGCCCTCACCGCCGCCGAGGGGATCCTCTCGCGCGTGGGGCTCCCGAAGGCCTCAAAGGTGGAGATGGACATGCGCGCCCAGGTCGACCTCTCGCGGCTCGGGCCCGAGGAGCTCGACGCCTTCGAGCGGCTCCTCCGCAAGGCCATGGGCGAAGGGATGGGTGCGTGATGGACGCCACCGCCCTCTGCGCCCAGGCCCCGACCCTCGCCGACATCGAGTGCGCACAGATCCTCCGCAAGGGCTTCGCGGAGTTCGTGCGCCGCGCGTGGCACCTCGTGGAGCCCGCCTCGCCCCTGCGCTGGAACTGGCACCTCGACGTGCTCTGCCGCGCACTGGAGAAGGTCGCCCGTCGCGAGGTGCGAGACCTCGCCATCAATATCCCCCCGGGCATGTCGAAGTCGCTGCTGGTCGACGTGCTCTTTCCTGCGTGGGTGTGGACGCTGCCGCCCGGCTTCGCGCCGGGTCTGCCCTCGATGCTCTTCGGCCCCGGGCACCGCTTCATCACCGCGAGCTACGCCGAAGACGTCGTGCTCCGCGACGCGCGCAAGATGCGCACGCTGGTGCAGTCCGACTGGTACCGCGCGCGGTGGCCCGGCGTCGAGATCCCCAGCGACGCCAGCGCCAGCAAGGCCGTGTCGATGTTCTACACGACGCGCGGCGGGATGCGCTTCAGCACCACCGTCCGCGGGAGCGTCACGGGCCAGCACTGCGACACGATGGTGGTTGACGATCCCATCGACCCCATGGGCGCCGCGGCCGCGTCGGGCGTCGAGCTCGAAGCGGTGCTGACGTGGTGGAACGAGACCATGCAGACGCGGTTTCGCGACCACGCGACCTCCGCGCGCATCGTGGTGATGCAGCGCGTGCACGAGCGCGACCTCTCCGCGGAGATGATCCGCACGGGCGCCGAGGTCGTTTGCCTCCCGATGCGCTTCGAGAGCGCGCACCCGCACCGCTGCGCCGAGGACATGCGCACCGTCGAGGGCGAGCTTCTCTGCCCCGACCGCTTCCCCGGTGGGGTCGTGGCGCGTCTCGAGGTGGCCCTCGGGCCCTACGGCACCGCGTCGCAGCTCCAGCAACGCCCCTCGCCCGCGGGCGGCGGCGTGTTCCGGCGGGAGTGGATGCAGCGGTATTGGACCGACCTCCCCGCCGGCGGGACCTTCACGCAGTCGTGGGACATGGCCTTCGGCGCGACGGTGGGCGCGTCCGACACGTGCGGGCAGGTCTGGTACCAGCTCGGCGCGGACTTCTACCTCGTCGACCAGGACAGCCAGGTGCGCGACTTCCCCTCCACCCTCGACGCGGTGCGGGCGATGACGGCGCGCTGGCCGAAGGCGCACAAGAAGCTCGTCGAGAAGAAGGCCAACGGCGCCGCGGTGATGGACACCCTGCGGCGCGAGATCCCGGGCTTTGAGCCCATCGAGCCCGAAGGCGGCAAGGTCGTGCGCGCGAACGCGGTGGCCGCGTTCTTCGCCAGCGGCAACGTGTTCTTCCCGCACCCCGAGCGCGCGACGTATCCCGACGGGCGCCGCGGTGCGCCCTGGATGCGCGGGGGCGTCGCCGACCTCTCCCGGCCCGCCGCCGAGGGGTCGCTGGAGCACGTGTTCGCCAGCTTCCCCAACGGCTCGAAGAAAGACCCCGTCGACAGCGCCACGCAGTACCTCAACCACGCGGCGCCGAGGCTGGCGCAGCGGTTCGCAGCGGCGATGGCCGCGATTCGGAAAGGCTGACCATCATGCTCTCTCGACTCCTCGGCGCGGCACTCCGCGTGGACTCCTGGCTCAACGTGCTGACGGGCGTGGGCGGCACCAGCTCGAAGGCCGGGGCCTTCACCTTCACCGCCCGCGCCATCCTCCCCGACGTGACCTTGCAGGCCCTGTACGAACAGGACGGCTTCGCGGCGGCGATCATCGACTGCGTGCCCGACGAGGCGCTCCGGCAGGGCTTCTCGGTGACCACGGGCGACGAGGCCGCCGACGCCGCGCTCGCGTCCGCGCTGGAGCGCCTGGGCGCGGGCCAGCGGCTCAATGAGGCGTGGTGCTGGGGGCGGCTCTACGGCGGCGGCGCGGTGTTCGTCGGCGCCGACGACGGGCGCGACCCTCGCGAACCGCTGGACCTCGCGAGCGTGCGCAGCGTGCGCTTCCTGACCGTGCTGGAGCGCCAGGACATCACCTCCGCGCGGTGGGTCACCGACCCGCTCTTGCCGAACTTCGGCGACGTGGAGGTCTACCGCCTGCAGCGCACTGGCGGCGGTGGCGGCAACGACACCCGCGAGGTGCACGCCTCGCGCCTCCTGCGCTTCTACGGCGCGCGGACCACGGCCCGGCGCCGCGCGCAGATCCAGGGCTGGGGCGTGAGCGAGCTGCAGCGCGTCTACGACAAGCTCCAGCAGTTCAACGCCACCTTCGCGGCGGTGGGGGAGCTGCTGCAGGACGGCAGCCAGGGCGTGTTCAAGGTCAAGGACCTCTTCGAGCTCATGAGCGAGGACCGCCGGGGCGACCTGAAGACGCGCATGGAGACGCTCGACATGGGCAAGAGCGTCGCGAAGAGCATCCTCGTCGACGCCGACACCGAGAGCTACGAGCGCGTGGACACCGGGGCGCTGAGCGGCTACCCCGACACCCTCGACAAGTTCGCGCTCCTCCTCGCGGGGGCCGCGCGCATCCCGGTCACGATCCTCATGGGGCAGGCCCCCGCGGGGCTGAGCGCGACGGGCGACAGCGACATCCGGTGGTTCTACGACCGGGTGCGGACGCAGCAACAGTCGGTGCTCGCGCCGCAGGTCACCCGCCTCGCGCGCATCCTCTGCGCCGCGAAGGATGGCCCCACGAACGGCGTGATCCCCTCGACGCTGACGCCAGTGTTCCCCCCGCTCTGGCAGCTCACCGACGCGGAGAAGGCAGACCTGCGCGCGAAGCAGGCCACGACCGACGTGGCGTACATCACCGCCCAGGTGCTCACGCCCGAAGAGGTGGCGCTGTCGCGGTTCCCGAAGGCGGGGTGGAGCCCCGACACCATCGTGGACCTCGACGCGCGCCGCGCCGCGATGGAGGCCGGGGCGCAGGGCGAGGGCAACGCGGAGGACCTCGACCACGAGGAGGTGTCCGCGATCCTCGCGAAGGTCGCCGGTCGCGAGATCCCGCGGGACTCGGGGCTTTCGATGCTCGCGGGCCTCGGGCTCACCCCCGAGCGCGCGGAGAGCGTCATGGGCGAGACGGGGCGCAGCTTCTTCACGGCCCCGGAGCCCGGTCACGCCGCGGCCCTCGCCGATGCCCAGGCCCAGGTGGCGAAGCTCACCCGGTCGCGCGACGGGGTGCGGCAGATCCTGTCGCGCGTGCTGGAGAAGAACAAGAGCGGCGAGCTCGTGGTGGGGCGGCTCATCGCGCGGGCGCCGACCGACACCGAGGAGGGCGACGTGCTCGAAGAGGGCGACACCGTGCCGGTGGTCGAAGACTCGCGCTTCGAGGTGCGGCGCGTCGACGGGCGCTCCGACGGGTTCGCCGTGGTGCTCCAGCTCCCGCCCGCATACGCGTCGCGCCTGCCGACGGAGACGCCCGCCGAAGACCTGCACATCACGCTGGCCTTCCTCGGCATGAACGACCGTGGGGACCCGCAGTCGATCGACCGCGCGGTGGCGGCTGTGCGGCTGTGGGCGCTCACCGTGGCACCCATCGGCGCGACCCTCGGCGGCATCGGCCGGTTCGCTGGCGGGCCTGCGGGAGAGCCGGTTTACGTGCCCGTGGATTCCCCGGCCATCACCGACACCCGCCCCGCGCTGGTGGCGTTTCTGCGCGCCGCGGGCTTCGAGGTGGCGAAGGGGCACGGGTTCACGCCGCACCTCACGCTCGCCTACGTGCAGCCCGGGGATGCGACGCCCGCGCCGGTGCCGCCGTTCGCGGTCACGTGCCCGACGGTGTCGGTGTGGTGGGACTCGGTCCGGGTGGACATCGAACTGACGGGAGGTGCAGCGTGATCAACTGGACGGTCACCTGGGCGCTGACCACGCTCGCCACCGCCCTCGCGACGGCGCTGGTCGAAGAGACGCGCGAGGCTGTGAAGCGTCGCCGCGAGGCGAAGGGAGCGAAGCTCAGTGGCCTCCCGAACTGAGATCCTTGCGTTCCGCCGTCGCCTCACCGAGGCCGCGGCGTCGAAGCGTCGCCGCCCGCGGGTGCCGCCGCCCGCGCCGCCGTCGGGCGCCATCGTCGCGCACACCAAGCTCCTGCGGGAGCTCAGCGCGGAGATGGATACCGCGATCCTCGATGCCCTGCGCGCCGAGGGGATCGTGCGCGCCGACGCCGCCGACGGGGATCCGCCCTTCACCCGCGCGAAGGGTCGCAGCGCCGCCTCGCGGGCCGCGGCCGCCGTGCGCCGGGTGCTCAAGGGCAAGAGCTTCGTGGCGCGGCTGCAGGAGATCGCCACCGCCACCGCCACCGCCTCGCGGGAGGCGTGGGCGCGCCAGCTCAAGGCCAGCCTGGGCGTCGACCTCCCGACCGCGGAGCCCGAGCTCGGGCCCGTCATGGCCGCGTTTCGCGACGAGAACGTGGCGCTGATCAAGAGCCTCGCGGCCGACAAGGTGACGCGGGTGCGGGCGATCCTCGACGACGCCGGGGCCGGCACGCGCGTCGAAGAGGTGGCGAAGTCGATCCGCGACATGGGCGAGGTCACCCGCTCGCGGGCCGAGCTCATCGCCCGCGACCAGGTCTTGAAGCTCAACGCGGAGGTCACGCAGCGCAGGCACGAGGCCGCGGGGATCACCGAGTTCGTGTGGTCGACCAGCCGCGACGAGCGGGTGCGCGCCGACCACAAGGTGCTGGAGGGCAACCGCTACCGCTACGACGATCCCCCCATCGTCGACCGCCGCAGGGGCACCCGCGGGCTCCCTGGGGTCCACTTCCAGTGCCGCTGCGTTGCCATCCCCGTCATCCCCGGCTTCGACGACTGACCTCCCTCCCCGTCCCGGTCACTGGCACAGCGATGGCTAGCGCAACCCGGCGCACCCCGCGCACCGTTGGGGCGTGCCCGCGCTCCGACTCGACACCGCCGCCCCGCTGCGCCGCGTCGTGGAGACTCCCCAGGGAGGTCTCCGCGTCGAGGCCGCCGTGGCGCGCGCTGGCGTGCTGCGCTACCGCGACACCGCGGGAAAAGAGTGGGCCGAGCTCGTGCCGCCCGAGACGCTCCGCGACGACGCGGCGCTGGCGACCCTGCGCGGCGCGACCGTGACCGACCTCCACCCGCCCGGCCTCGTGACCGCGGACACCTACCGCGAGGTGGCCGTGGGCCACGTGCACGATGACCCGCGCGTCGAGGGTGACTACCTCGTTGCGACCCTCACCGTGAACGACGCCGCCGAGTGTGCGCGGATCCGCTCCGGCGAGCGCAAGGACACCAGCGCGGGCTACGTCTGCGACCTCGACGAGACGCCCGGCGTCTTCGAGGGCGAGAGCTACCAGCGCGTGCAGCGCAACCGCCGATACAACCACGTGGGGCTGGGGCCTTCGGGCTGGGGCCGCGCGGGCAGTGATGTGGGGCTGCGCCTCGATGGCGGGGCCGTCGCAGTGCGGGTCGATGCGCCCGCGGGAGACCCGACGATGAAGAAGATCAAGATCCGAGGCGTCGAGTATCGCCTCGACGGCGAGGACAAGGCCCTCGACGACAAGAAGCTCGCGATGGCCCAGGACGCGGTCGACTCGATGGAGAAGAAGGCCGACGCCGACGGCGCCGAGCTCGCCGCGGTCAAGGACGCGCTGATGAAGGCGCTCCAGACCGTCGCGGGCCTCGAAGCGAAGATGGCTGCCGCCAGCGCCGCCACGCCCGAGCCCGTCACCGAGGACATGGTCCCCGAGGCGGTGCAGGACTCCATCGCGGCCAAGCGCGGGGCCCTCCTCGGCGCGGCGCGCGCGGTCCTCGGCGCGGACGTGAAGCTCGATGGGCTCAAGGCCGACGAGATCCGCCGTCAGGTGGTCGCGAAGGCGCTGCCCACCGTGAAGCTCGACGGCCTCAGCGTCGACACCGTGCTGGGCATGTTCGAGGCGGTCACCGCCACGGCCGCCACGCGCAACGACTCCCTCGCCGCCGCCAACGCGCTCGCCAACGGGCGCGATCCGAAGAACCCCGCCGAGGTGAAGACCGACGGCGACGAGGACCCCGCCGCGGCGCTGCGTCGCCGCACCTACGAGCGCAGCCACGCGCCCATCTCCCTCGGGAAGGTCTGAGCCATGCCGAACCTCGCCACCTACGACCAGGCGCCCGCGAAGGGCTTCGCCGGTCAGATCGCCAACCCCGCCGAGCGCTACCGCGTGCTCTCGGGCCTCGCCCTCACCGCGCTCGTCGCGGGCCTGCCCTGCATGCGCGACGGCGACAACGGCACCGCCCAGGGCTTCGAGGCGTACACCGCGCCCGACGCCGCGGACGCCGACGGGATCGTGACCAGCATCGCCACCGCGGCGACGGCCACGAGCATCACCACCACGGGCCTCAACGGTGCCGTGGGCCAGAACGAGATGTACCCGCCGCGCCCCATCACGATCACGGCGACGTCCCACGCGGACTTCGACCTGACCACGTGGTTCGTGCGCGGCAAGGACGAGCACGGCGCGCCCCAGGAGGAGGCGTTCGTGATGCCCAACGGCGGCAACACGACCCTCACCGGCAAGAAGTTCTTCAGCTACGTCACCGAGGTCTACGTGCCCGCGCAGAGCGGCACGAGCGGCGCCTACACCGTGGGCTTCGCCGCGGGCCTCGGCCCCCTCGACGCGCACCTGGGCGGCATCGTGCTCTACGACGCCACCAAGCCCCCGGGGACCTACGCCGTCGACGATCAGGTGCCCGTGCTCGATGACGGCGCGATCTACGTCTACAGCGAGACCGCGGTGGACGTGAACAAGCCGGTGCTCGTGCGCATGGTGGCCTCGGGGGACGAGACCCTCGGCCACTTCCGCGCGACCGCCGACGCCAACGACCTCTCACAGATCGTCCGTGCCCGGTGGATCGAGAAGACCACCGGCGCGGGCCTCGCGGGACTGCGGCTCCTGCCGCGCTGAGGAACGACATGAAGCGATCCATCCGACAGGACCAGTACGCGAGCGTCATCGGCGCCATCAACGCGCGGCTCCCGATCGAGCAGCGCCTCGACGCGAACGAGACCGCCATCCTCACGCGCCAGCTCGTCGACATCGACGCGCGCGCGTTCGACCAGCAGTACCCCGACCTCAAGGGCACGCTGCTCTTCCCTGTGAAGTCGGACATCGACCCGGGTGCGGCGTCCTACCTCTACGAGACGCGCGACTACGCCGGTCAGGCCAAGCGCGTGGTCAACTGGGCGACGGACTTCCCCGGTGTCGACTCGCAGAGCGCCGAGGTCGAGGCGAAGCTCTACAACTACGGCGACTCCTACAACTACACGCTGGAAGATGCGCGCCGCAGCGTGATGGCCCGCCGCAGCATCGAGGACTCGCGGGCCCTCGCCGCGCGCTCCGTGCTCGCCCGCAAGCTCGACGAGCTCGTGGCCGTGGGCGACACCGAGGTCGGCTACACCGGCGCGCTCAACAACGCGTCGGTGCCCACCTTCAGCCCCATCACGGGCTTGTGGTCGAACGCCGGCACCGACGGCGCCGAGATCGCCCAGGACCTCTTCGGCATCCTCGGCGACATCCGCGTGGACTCGCGCGGCACCGAGGCGGGCGACACGATCCTGCTCCCGCCCTCGCTGGAGGAGATCGCGCAGCGCAAGCTGATCCCCAACACCGACGTGACCGCGATGGACTTCTTCAAGAAGAACCGTCCCGGCATCACCATCGACACCTGGGAGCGCCTGGAGACGGCGGGCTCCGGTGGCGTGCCGCGCATCATGGCGTTCAGCCGCCGTGAGGAGAAGGTCTGCACGCTCCTGCCCGTGGAGTTCGAGACCTTCGCGCCCCAGCAGGAGGGCCTCGCCTGGAAGGTCATCTGCCACATGAAGTGCGGCGGCGTGATCTTCCGCTACCCCGGCAGCGCCCGCTACATGGACGGGTGCGCGTGATGGAGCGCCAGAAGCACATGGTGCTCGTGCGCAACCCGCACACGGCCAAGGCCAAGGTCTGCGGCGTCATGCCCGGCGCCCAGGGCGAGGTCGACGCCAACAACCCCGGCGTCGCCATCGCGCTCCAGACCGGGCGCCTGCAGCCCGTGCGAGACGACGGCCTCGTGCTCCCGTCGACCGACGAGGGCACGGTGCCCGCGGGCGAGCTCCGCGCCGCCGTGGCCGAGATTGACCGCCGCGGCCTGCTCCTCGAGCACGCCCACCGCGAGCTCGCCGAGCTCCGCGCGCAGGTCGAGGCGCTCACCGCGCCGAAGCCCCCTGCGGGCGACGGCGAGAAGCCCCCGAAGGGCCAGAAGGCGAGCTGATCGTGGCGATGTCCCTCGCGACGTTCCGCGTCGAATACCCGGAGTTCGTGGCCATCGGCGACGCGTTGGTGGAGGCGAAGCTCGCCAACGCCCTCACGCGCACCGACGTGACGGGCTTCGGGGACGACGCGGACGCCGCGCAGGGGCTCCTCGCCGCGCACCTC